AAAAAGTTGCTCTTGAATCAAAAGTTACTGAATTAACTTCAAAATTTGAAGAGTTGAATGCAAAGTATGAAGTCCTTTTAAAAACTTCAGTTGAAAAATTTAAATCTGTTGAAAAAGTTATTGAAGATAAACCTTTAACTAATTTACAAGCAGTACAAAAACAATTAAAAGAAAAATACAAAAAATAAACAAAAAAAAATGGAAAAATTTAATATTAATGTCTCAGGTGTAGACTACAAAAAAGGCGAAGCAGGAATCATTTTAAGTGAAATGATTATGGGCGGTAAAATGCTCCAAGGTAATTATGTTGGTAATGTTTTCACAGGTATAAAAGAATCATTGAATATCACATTCGGGTCTTCTGATTCAGGTTTGATTCAAGCTGCTTCTTGTGATTTTGCTGATGGTGCTTCTTTAACTTTTGTTGATAGAGTTCTTACTCCTATTGCTTTCTCAGTTATGGAAGAAGCATGTATCTCTAGCTTAGAGCAAATGTGGCAAGCATCTTTGATGCAAGCAGGTATGAATAACTCTGAAGTTGTTCCAACTCTTGCTGATTTTATTGCAAACCATGTTGCAAAAAAGGCATCTGCTCAAATTGATACTCAAATCTTTGTAGGAACAGGTACTACTCAAGTAAATGGTTTCTACACAAGAGCAAAAGCTGATGCTTCTGCTGTTAAAGTTTCGGGAGGTACAACTTCTGCTATTACTGCTGCTAATGTTATTGCTGCTGTAACTGCTGTTTATGATGCATTGACTGATGCTGCTAAATCAAATAATGATGTTAAAATCTTTATTTCAAATAAGGCTTATGGTTTCTATTGTCAAGCATTAGGTGCTTTAGGTATCTATGCAGGTCTTAGAAGTACTGACCCTGCAACAATCGGAACTAAACTTTATTGGGATGATAGAGTAGAAATAGTTCCTGTAGTTGGTCTTAGCCAAAATCAAGGTTTTGCTTCTTCTGCTTCTAACTTATTCTTAGGAACTGACCTAGAATCTGATAGTAATTCTGTATCAGTTATTGATATGAGAACCACAACTGCTGACAGAAAGTACAGAGTTAGAATGGATTACAAGATTGATGCTAACTATGCTGATTCAACTGCTGTAGTAGTACTTAACTAAAACAATAAATTTGGGGAGAATGTAATGGTTCTCCCCATTAATAATAAAAAAATTAAAAAAAAAATATAAAATTATGGCATGTTTAATTGATGCAGGTTTAGTTAGAGATTGTGAGTACTTCTTAGCAGGTATTAGCAAGGTTTATATAGCGAATAGTGCTGATATAACTTATAGTACAGATGGACAGAATACTGTAACAGGTATTACTTCAGGTACTTCAGCATTCTATGTGTTTGATACCAACCCTGAAACAGCAGTAGGTAGTTCAGAAATGCAGGTTGCAAATGGCAGAAGGTATTTCCTTCAAACTGTTTCCTTCAGCAATGATAGTACTTCAGCAGCAGCTATTGAAACTCTTGAAAATCTTGGTTTATCAAAAGTTACAGTTATTGTTGAGACTAAAGGTGGAGCAAGTGTAGTTTTTGGTTCTGATGGTGGTCTTGAAGCAACTGTATTGAGTTTCTCAACTGGTGCTGCTGCTGCGGATGTCGCAGGGTTTACAGTAACCTTGACAGGTGTAGGTAAGAAACTAGAATTGATTCTTGATGCAGGAGTTACAGTACCTGTTACACCTTAAAAATTGGATTCTTATTAATGAAATTGGGATGTATCAATGGTACATCCCTTTTTTTTTAATTACTTTATATTGATATGAGTTGCTTTATAAATCAAGATATTGAAAATTGTATTTTTATTCTCAATGAAGTAAGTAAATTTTATATTGCTGATTATACATCATCAATTGAAGTTAATCATGACATTGAAACAGATAAAATAGTTGATATTTATACAAATTTAAATTGGATTAATATTAAATTTAATTCAATTACTATTCAAACAGATTATTCAATTGTAGATGAATTATATTCAACAGCAGTTAAGATAACAATATCAGAAATTTCAAATGAATTAACATTATATTTAAATGAGAGAAGAAAATTCTTTATTCTTTTTATTGATAAAAATGATAATTGTTGGGTTGATGGTGTAATGCCACATGATAATCAATATAGATTTGCAAATATAAATTTTGAGATTTCAAATGATAACAATAATTTATCATTTGATTTAATTAAAACTTCACCTTATAATATTAAACAAATAGATAATAATTATTTTACATTCAATAATCTATAATATGTTAATTTCAAAAACTTGTGGTCTTAATTTAGTTCAATTATGTCAATTTTATTTATCAGGTATTAAAGAACTTTATGTTGGATATTCAAAAAATGCTGATATTATAATTAATAATAATATTATAACTGATATCTTTCCAATGTCATGGTATAAGATTAGGTTTTCCAATGCTAAAATATCTTCAAATTTATCAAGTGGTATTGAACAATCAGTTTTAGATTTTGAAGTACCATATATTGATTATTTAAATAAAATTGAATTATCTAAATTAAAGGATACTGAATATAGTTTTTTAATTGTAACTAAAAATAATGAAGTTTATTTTCTTGATTCATCAACTAATACTCAATTTACTGAACAATATACAGGTAATGGATTTATAATAAAACAATTATCAACAAAAAATAAATCAATATATCAAGTTGATTTTAATTATTATTTATATATTACAAATAATTTACCAATTCCAATATTTCCACCAATTAATGAATGTGCATTATATTATAATGATTTAGCATTAAGTTCAATTCAAGCAAATGCATTAACAATTACTTGTATTGTTGAAGACTATGATGGATGGATTTAAAAATAACTTTATATAAAAAATAAAATATGGCATTTACATTAAATAAAATATTAGGAACTGATACAGTTGGTCAGGCTTTTGTTAAAACAAATCAAAATATTGATAAACAAATTGTTTCGGGTAATACAGATGGTCAAAATTTAAGATTAGTATCAAAAGATGGAACACTTGAATCAGTTAATTTAAGTTCTGTAACATTAAATTTTTTACCACTTTCAGGTGGTTTAATGGATGGTACTTTAAGAATTAAAAATGATTCAACAGGTAATGATATAACAATTGATGGTAATTCAATTAAAATATTTAATGATGCTAATAATAAAACATTAACATTATCTGCTGTACCAACTAATAATCAAACAATTTTATTTCCTGATGGTGCAGGTACTCTTGCATTATTAAGTGATATAGCTGGTGGTAGTTTCTTAGCATTAACAGGTGGTACTGTTACAGGTCCAACAATTTTTATTGATTTTACATCTCCTAATAATGATTATGTTGAAATATCAGGTGGTAGTATTACTTTTAATAATCAAGATGACCAAGGAAATACTAAAATAATTAATCAAGTATCAGGTCAAAGTAATACAGTAATACTTCCAAGAATAAATGGTACTCTTGCATTATTAAGTGATTTAACAGGATTTACAACAGGTGCTACATTATCAGGTGATTTTTTACCATTAAGTGGTGGAACATTGACAGGTGATGTGATAATTACTAATTCAAATACTTTAAGAATTCAAGATGGTAGTGATGTTAATTCAGTTAAAATAAATATAAATAGTATTGATTTTAGAGATGATTATAATTCTGTTAAAACAACACTTCAATATACTCCATTACTTAATTCAGAAGCTGTAGTCAATATGATTGATACTTTAAATGATGGTTATATGGTTATTGCTCCAACTCCATCAGGACAAGAAGGTAAACCTATTATTGTAAATGCAGGTGGTAATGGTTGGGAATATGCAGCAGATGGTTTTGTTATAAAAACAGGTGATAATATCACAGGTACATATAATATTAGTGATATTGGTAGTGGTGCAGCAATAATAATGAGTGCTAATACTCCATCAATTGAATTAAATGGTGATACAAGTGCAAGTTTAAGAGTATTTGAAACAGGTCAATTGAACTCAACAACTATAAGTCCAAATGAAATTAATTTTAATAGAGAGGTTTTGGGTCTAAATAGAACATTGAGAATTCAACCTGCATTAACAACAACAGGTAATTCAGTAGTAACTCTACTTAAACCTGATGGTGATGGTTCATCTATTATTGCAACTGTAGGTGCTATTGCATATAAAGCAAATCAAGCTATTAAAGTAAATAATAGTGGAGATGGTTTTGATTTTGCACCATTATCAGGTTTTGTTCAAAATACAGGAGATACAATAACAGGTTTATATACTATTAATGATGGTGCTGTTGATGGTGCTAGAATTGATATGGTTGGTGTTGCACCTATTATTTATTTAGAAGGTGATTCACCTGTAGTTAGATTAGTTGGAACTGATGTAGTAGGTAAATCTCAATTAACTTTTAATAGTTTAAATTTTGATAATAATGATGTAGGAAGTTTAAATTCACAAATTAGTATTCAACCTTCATTATTAACTACAGGAACTTCTACTTTAACTATTATTAAACTTTCAGGAAATACATCAGGTTATATTCCAACTGTTGAAGATATTTCAACAAGACCAAATGAATTTATTAAAGTAAATAATGCTGCAAATGGTTTTACATTTGGAGTTTTATCAGGAACAGGAAGTGTTGCTGTTACATCATCAGCAGCAGGTTATACAATTGTAGGAAGTGGCGCAACAAAAGTTCAATCAACAGGAACAGGAACAATTAATATTATATCATCAATAACAAATAATACTTTAGTTTATAGAACAATTTCAGCAGGTTCACAAATGAATATTACTCAAACTAATGGTGATATTATAATTGCTGCAAATCCAAGTGAAGGTGTTTTATTTAATTCATTAGGTAATCAATCTGTATCTAACTCAACTACTGAAACTTCTGTTATATTTTCAAGTGTTCAAGGTACAACAACATTAAAAGCATCAACTGCAACTACTGCTCCACAACAAACAGCAGGTAGAAGATATAGATTTACTGCTAATGGAACATTACAATCAGCAGCATCAGCAGGTAACTTAATTGCAAAAATGAAAATAGGTTCTGTTTTACTTGCATCATCTACAACAGCAATGCATAACTCAATTCCTGCAAGTACAACTTTATTTATTGATTGTACATTTACAGTTAGAACAGCAGGTGCATCATCAAATATTCAATCAAGAGGTATAATGCATTTAACTCATACTAACTTTGTATCTAATGGTTCAAATTCAGCACCTATTGCTACTGCAACTGCAACAGCAATTGATACAAGAACAGATAAAGTATTTGATTTTACATTACAATTTGGCACAGCCAATGCATCAAATACATTTACAATAAGTGAAGCAACATTAGAATATTTAGATATATAATTTTAGACTTTATACAAGTATGGCAAAAGAATTTTTTAGTAGCATAGCAAATGAATTAACAATACCAAGGAATGTATCTCCAAAATTTAATGGTTTATATTTTTATGGTACAGATAATTTCTATCCATATAAGTTACTTCAAGCATATTATAATTCACCAACTCACCAATCATTGGTTAAAACCAAAGTGAATGGAATTATGGGTGAAGGTATAAAAGTTGAGAATGAAGAAAATTATAAAGAATATTTAAAATTTGGAAATAAAGACTTAAATACAATTGCTGAAAATATTGCATTTGATTTAGTTTTATTTGGTGGATTTTCAATGAAAGTTGTTAGAAGTGTTGATACAAGATTTGTTCATGTTGATAACTTAGATTATTCAGGTGTTAGATTTTCAACCGATATTGATGATGATGGTGATGTAAGAGAAATTATCTTTTCAAGAGATTGGAAAAATACAGCATTAAAAGAAAATAGAAAAAAAGTTTATGATTTATATGATATTAATGCAGTTCAAGATGTAAGTGCATTTGTTTATATGAAAGAACTTAAAGGTGGTGATAGATATCCTAACCCATCTTATATTGCTGCAATGGAAAGTATCTTATCTGAACATGAAGTTCAATTATTTCATTTGAGAAATCTTCAAAATAATTATAGTCCAACTATGATTATTAAATTAAAAGCACAAATGC